CAGCTGGAGATCAAGCGCGGTGACGGTACTCGGGACTTCTACGCGCACATGCGTACCCGGAGCGTCCCGAACGGGGCCAAGATCCGGGCTGGGCGCAAGATCGGTGAGGTCGGTGCGGAAGGCAACGTGACCGGACCTCACCTCCACTTCGAGCGGCATTCGGTCGCTACCGGAGGCTGGTCCTGCGCGATCGTGCGCAACCCACAGCCCTCGATCGACTTCCAGCCGCCGAAGCCGAAGAAGAAGTAGGAGGCCGTCATGGCCAACTGGCAGGAGTACTGGAAGGGCATCCTCGGGTTCTTGGTGCCAGGAGCAGTGGTCATCGGAAGCTCGGTGCTCAGCGACTCCGATGGAGGCACCTCGATCACGGGTAGTGAGTGGGTGACTGCCATCGTGGCGATGATCGTGACTGGAGCTGCGGTGACTCTGAAGGGGAACGCAGCTGCTCCTACCGCCACTCCACCCGTTGAGCCACCTGTTGTGCCTCAGGTGTAGTGGATAGGATGGGATCCATGCCGAGAACAGTGACAGTCACAGGATCCTTCCAGTACAAGAACGGTCGTCCGGTCCATGGCCTGGTCCGGTTCATGCCGAGCAGGCTCTGGGTGATCCAGCAAGAGATCGCCTGGGCCTGCTTGGCACCGGAAGTCCAGCTCGCGCGGGACGGGAGCTTCGCGGTAGAGCTCACTCCGACTGATACCGATGTGATCTGGTGGCGATACCGTGTGGAGTCGCCGGCGGGTGCCTGGGAGCTCTCAGTGCCCTGGGTCAAGACCGGGTACACGCTGAAGGAGCTGGTCAGTGAGCATCATCCTGGGACGCGGACCTAGGACCGACGACGAGCTCTACGAGGTAGTCAAGGCCCTCTGGGGCTACACCATCCCCAGGCACAAGGTCTGCTCCGACCACGATGCACCGTTCGACGCCTTCGCCACTGCCTACTTCAACCGAGAGCCGCAGATCCTGATCCACGGCTCTCGTGGTCTGTCCGGGAAGTCCAGGCTGCTCTCGGTGCTGGGACTCACGGTGGCAGCCATCCAGGGCTCAGACGTGAACATCGTCGGTGGCTCCCTGAACCAGTCGATCAACATCCACAACACCATCCGTGACGCCTGGGAGCACAGCAACGCTCCCTCCTACCTGGTTCGGGAGGAGTCGGCGACCAAGATCAAGCTCACCAACCGGGCCACGATCATGCCGCTCACGGCCTCCCAGAAGACGGTCCGAGGCCCGCACCCACCCACTCTGCTGCTCGATGAGATCGACGAGATGGACCAGGCCATCTTCGACGCGGCCAAGGGCCAGCCGATGCCCCAGAAGAACTGGCAGGGCGACATCATCCGGCCTCGGACCGCGATGTCCTCGACCTGGCAGTACCCGGACAAGACCTTCGCGCACGAGTACGCGCGGTTCCAGGAGGAGGGTCTGCCGATCTTCACCTGGTGCTACAAGGACACCTCCAACCCGATCGACGGCTGGCTGGACCAGGAAACCATCGACCAGAAGCGCCGTGAGATCCCTGCCGAGATGTGGCGGGTGGAGTACGACCTCGGTGAGCCCAGCATCGGTTCCCGTGCGATCGACTCGGAGTCGGTGGAGAAGATGTTCTCGCTGCCCGCAGAGGCGATCCGAGAGTCGGTGAGCAAGGAGCGCCAGGTCCACCGGTTCGAGGATCCCAAGAGCGACGCCGAGTACGTGATCAGCGCGGACTGGGCCAAGGAGCAGGACTGGACGGTGATCACTGTCTCTGACGTGACCAGGTTCCCGTGCCGGGTCGTGCACTGGTCACGGATGCGCCGGCTGCCCTACCCGGTGATGATCGGGGAGTTCAACCGGCTGATGAAGGAGTACAACGCCGAGGGCATCCACGACGCGACGGGGCTGGGTGGGGTGGTGGCGGACTACATCGACAGGCGGGCGCGAGGTTTCCTGATGACCGGAGCCCAGCGGGACAACATGTTGAGCGAGTACGTGAGCTCGATCGAGAACCACCGCTGGCTGGCTCCTCGGGTACCGGTCTTCTACAAGGCCCACCTGTACGCCTCGGTGGACATGCTCTACGCACGCGGGAAGGAGTTCCACCTCCCCGACGAGATCTGCTCGATGGCACTGGGCTACCGGCTGGTCTCCAAGCGCGCGATCCCCGCGCACCCGATCATGATCCCGGGTGACGACGGGCCCACCTTCATCGAAGAGGAGATGCGCCAGAACAAGGACGCCCAGCGGAAGCCCGGGAACTGGGTGGTGGGCAGTGTCCAGAACAAGAGCCAGGAGGTTGCTGAGGACCTGGACCTGATGGTGTGACACCGATGGGAGACTGAAGACATGGCTGACGTGAGGCTCCCCCAGGGAGACATCTCCACCTGGGACGAGGACAACGCTGGCGACGAGATCCCCCAGCGCGTCGGCCCGATGGAAGAGCTCGGTGTCTCCGGGCTGAAGCGGGTCTCGGGCTACATCGACGAGGAGTTCCTGCCGGCGCTGCGTGGCCGCAAGGCGGTCCGGGTCTACCGGGAGATGGCGTCCAACGACTCCATGGTCGGGGCGCTGCTGTTCAGCATCGACAAGTTGATCCGCGAGGTCGAATGGAAGGTCCTCCCTCCCGAGGGTGGCAAGGAGGGCGAGCAGGCCCAGGAGTTCCTCGAACAGTGCATGGAGGACATGTCTCACAGCTGGGACGACCTGATCGGCGAGATCCTCTCGATGATGACCTACGGCTGGTCCTGGCACGAGATCGTCTACAAGAAGCGGATCGGGCCCTGGGAGAAGGATCCACGGAAGCGCTCGAAGTACACGGACGGCAAGATCGGCTGGCGGAAGATGCCGATCCGCGCGCAGGAGACGCTGATGCGCTGGTCCTTCGACGAGACCGGCGGGATCAGGGCAATGGTCCAGATGGCCCCGCCCCGGTACGCGACCACAGTGATCCCGATCGAGAAGAGCATCCTGTTCCGGACCTCCATCGCCAAGGGCAACCCCGAGGGTCTGTCCCTGCTCCGTAGCTCCTACCGCTCCTGGTACTTCAAGAAGCGCCTGGAGGAGTTCGAGGCGATCGGCGTTGAGCGAGACTTGGCGGGCATGCCTGTAGGAAGGGTCCCCGCGGACTACCTGACGGCGGCCAAGGGGACGCCTCAGGCGAAGACCGTGGATGCCTTCAAGAAGATGGTCCGCGGGGTCAGGCGTGACGAGAACGAGGGTCTGGTCCTGCCCACCCAGTACGACCCGGACACCAAGCAGCCGCTCTTCGACTTCGAGCTGATGAGCTCGGGTGGCACCCGTCAGTTCGACACCAACGGGATCATCAACCGCTACGAGCAGCGGATCCTGATGAGCGTGCTGGCTGACTTCATCCTGGTCGGGCACGAGGACACCGGCTCCTACAGCCTGCACACCGACAAGACCGGCATCTTCCGGGCCGCTCTGAACGCCATCACCAAGTCCATCGCAGATACTCTGAACCGGTACGCCGTGCCTCGGCTGTTCGCGGTGAACGGCTGGAAGCTCGACGAGCTGCCCCGGTTCGAGCCCACCAACGTGGACCCGCCGGCCCTGGACCAGCTGGCTGCCTTCATCTCCTCGACCGCTGGAGCCGGCATGCAGTGGTTCCCGGACCCGGAGCTGGAGAAGTACATCCGCGAGATCGCTCGCCTGCCCGAGATGACCGACGAGGACGTGGACTACAAGCGGATCATGCTGGAGCAGCAGCAGGCCATGGAGTACGGCTCGGGGCAGATGGAGCTGCTCGGTCTGCAGCAGAAGGCTCAGATGACGGCACAGGGGATGACCCCGGAGCAGGCTCAGCTCCACTCCGAGACTCCGCACCCGGCGACTGCGGACGCTCAGGCCCAGCAGGCGCAGATGCAGGCCGAGGCCACCAACCAGCCCCCGCCCGAGGACCCGAACGCAGGACCGCAGCATCAGCGCGAGAAGGAGAAGATGCTGCTGGCGGAGAAGACCGCTCAGAGTGCACACTCGCGCGAGAAGGAGAAGATGCGGCTGCAGGACGTGATGGCGAACCGGGACCACAAGCGGACCAAGGAGCAGATCCGGATCAAGGACCGCTCAGCCGCCACGAACACCAAGCTGAAGCTCCAGCAGCAGAAGGCCCAGAAGCCGGTCAACGCGCTGGCCGCGAAGAAGACTGCGAAGACGGCGAAGAAGCCGCCGCCGAAGAAGGGACGCTGAGATGCCGTACAAGAGTGCTGCACAGCGCCGGTTCATGCACGCTCGCCACCCGGACATCGCCTCCCGCTGGGACGCTGAGATCAGGACCGCGAAGAAGAAGGGGAAGTACCGCAAGCCGCCCGAGCGGGTCGAGAAGATGTCGGCCAAGGACTCCGGCTGGCTGAAGCCCGTCATCGCCGGCACGGTCGCTGGTGGACTGGCCAACCAGTTCCCGCGCGTGCAGGACATCGAGCGAGCCCATCGTCGGAAGAAGAAGGGGCTCGTGAAGAAGATGCTGCTCCCGCTCTCCGACGACCCTGACTTCAACCAGGAGGCTGCTCAGCGGGCGTTCGACCTGGTGATGAAGATGGACGATGACACCGCCGAGATGTTCACCCACATCATGGTGGCCGAGCTGTTCACCGACGACATCGAGAAGAATCTCGGTGCTCTGCAGCACCACCTGGACGACGTGATCGCCAAGCGCGTCGAGCTGATCAAGCAGTCCCACCTCCGGATGGTCAGCAAGGGCATGGACCCCGAGCAGTCGGTGGCCTACGCCCAGGCGCTGGCGCTGATCTCCAAGGCCGTGGAGTGGGAGGAGAAGCTCCACCCCCGTGGTACGGCTGGTCGGTTCCGGACCAAGATCACCCACAACCAGGCCAAGGAGCTGCACCCGAAGACGGCACAGGCTCTGTTGGGTGTGGACACTCCCAGCCATCACCAGGCCTCGAACCACAAGCTCACCTCACCGGAGCGCACCCAGTTCCAGGATGAGTACCGGCAGCTGGCCGACTTCCTGTCCTCGGTGAACCAGTCCACCGGTGGGAGCGGCAACCACGAGGTGACCCTGCACTTCCAGGACCGCACTGGTCGCCAGTTCATGGAGCGGATGACGGGCACCCGCCCGGACGCTCAGCTCCTGGCTGACCCCAGCCTGACTCTGATCGGAGCCGAGGCTCGTCCGACCACGCTCACCGCTGGTGGTGCTGCCTTCGGTCTGGCTGGTGCGATGGGCACCAACATGTCTCCGTCCCAGGTCGGGGTGGTGAACGCTGCCAGCCGCAGTGGTGGCGCGTTCGCCGACCAGTGGACCCAGGCTGGGGATGCTGCACACTCCAACGCCAAGCTCTACGGCCGTACGGCTGCGGCTGGTCAGTTCCTGAGTGCAGTCGGTCCTCCGGGATCCAAGGCTCAGCTCGCCGGCAAGTTCGCCGAGATCGTCGGGAACGCGGGCCCGCAGGCGGAGAACGTGCTCGGTCCCACAGCCCGGAAGACCGCCTACCGGTACCGGGGCACCGAGAAGACCCCGGACACCGAGCTCGTGCGCTCGTACGGGACGGGCATCGAGCAGGGCAAGCAGGCCGGTGTGGAGACCGGTGGCGCTCCGCTGTCGATGACCCAGATGGTGGCTCGTCGGAAGGCTCTGTCGGACCGTGCTCCTACCTGGGATGAGCGGGAGCTGGGCCGTCGCGCGGTGCTGTCGAACCTCCGGGAGACGCTGCCCAGCCAGGGGCTGTACGCCCTGCAGCTGGCCTCTGGGAACACTCCGCCCTCCGAGGGCGTGATCATCAACGCCGATGGGCAGCTGGCCACTCAGGCAGTGGGCTACGCCGATGACCACTACCTGCCGTTCAACCTGAAGAACCTGAAGGCGCTGAAGGGCGGGGAGTACATCCGGACTCGCTCGGTGGGCGGGCTGACCGCTGAGGACGTCTACACCGGTCTGATCTCCGGAGCACGCCAGGTCACGGTGACCTCGCGCTCGGGCACGTTCACCATGGAGTTCCAGGGTGACCTCCGTGGTGGTCGCCGGTACTCCGACAAGGCGCGTCGGATGACCCGGCGCTACGAGCAGATCCTGGACGCGGTGCAGTCCGGGCAGGTGGAGCGGGCTCAGATCCCGCCCGAGATCAAGGCCACCATCGCGCGGCAGGTCCGGGAGCAGAACCCCGGCGAGGGCAACGTGACGATCCGAAACATCATCAAGGAGCGGGAGAAGGAGTACCGAAACGACCCGGAGCTGAGCGATGTCGACGAGCAGGCCGCTCGACACCTGGCGATGGCCCGGTTCAACGACGACAACTCACCGGAGTCCAAGGCCTTCATCCGGCAGCGCCTGAACGACCTGCAGCGGAAGAAGCAGGTCAACTGGCAGCTGAACGGGGATGGGTACAAGGCTGCACTGGACGCGCTGGCCGAGCAGTTCCCGTACTACATCAAGACCGACTCGCACGTCCTGGACGACGAGGACAAGACCAGCCTGGAGCCGGACCGTGGCTACGTGGAGCCGGGGCGGAACCGGCCCACTGCGGCTCGGGGTGTGGGGCTGTACGGCACCACGATCAACCCCGGACTGAAGCGAGAGGGTCTCGCGGCTTCCACGGCCTCGCGCGCGGACTACCAGCGCGGTCGGTTCGAGCCTCGATCCAAGCCCGAGAGCGAGACCACTGAGGCGGGCGAGAAGAAGGAGGAGTCCAAGGACTCGCCCAAGAAGTTCGCTGCCCAGGTGGCCCAGGACATCAAGCACCGGACAGCGGCCGACTCGCTGTACGACGGGATGCAGTCTCCCCAGGTCGGGGAGAAGGTGAAGGCTGCCTTCCCCTGGCTGAACGACCGGGACCAGTACAACAAGATGATGGAGTCGCCCGAGGGTCCGGCTGCTGTGGACGCGCTGGTGTCCGCGATCACTCCGAACCTGTCGGCGTTCCCGCAGGAGGTGCAGAACGCGGCACGGGCCTGGAAGATCTCTGGCGTTCCGGTCGGTGACCAGAAGTTCGTGGCTGGCCGTTGGCCGACGACACCGATCCCCTTCTCAGGCCCAGGGTTCCAGAAGGGCGCACCGTTGGAGGCCCAGCAGGCTGCTTTCCGACAGGTCAACTCTGAGTACGGGCGGAGCTTGAAGTTCGGTGGCAATATCGGCTCGCTGAACGATGCCCAGCTGAAGCAGGAGCATGACTCTCTGGTGGGTGTGCTGCGCGCGATCCGGGCCAACCCGGACATGGTGCAAGCGGCCAACGAGCAGGGTGCTGAGGTCCGCCGGCAGATCGCTGCGGAGTTCTACGACAGCGCTGCTCCGGACACCGTGGCCACTCTGATGAAGCGGCCCGAGCAGATCGAGCACCAGATGCTGAACCTCCAGAAGATGCGGACGCTGAAGGCGAACGGGTCTTGGCCGGAGGGCACCGAGTACCAGCACACCGCTCGGGTGCCTGGTGTGTTGAACGAGGCTCAGCCGGCTGCTCCGATCTTCCGCACCGAGAACAGCGCAGACATCGTCGACGCCGAGGTAGTCGAGGAGCCGGTCAGCAATGAGCCCGAGCGCGCGAAGATGATGAAGCAGATGACTGACCAGCTGGCTCGTACGGCTGGACATCGACTGCGGCAGAAGCCGGAGGCGGAGTGGTCTGAGTCTGACTACGACCTGGACACCGCGCTGAAGGACTACGCCGAGAACCCGCCGGCCAACTCAGCTGAGCTGGATGCCGTCCATGAGCACCTGTACGACCTGCACCGCCGGTCCATCTGATGACAGCAACCCCGTACGTCGAGCTCAGGTTCAACCCGACTGATCTGCGGCCCCGGGACCTCCCCAAGACGGCGGAGTTCCTGGGGAAGCCATCGGACGCGATAGAGGCTGCGCTGTGGGCTGCTCGGATGCGGATGATCGAGGAGCTGAGGGACGAGGTCCGGGGGATGGTAGAGCCCACCCAGGCCTCGCTGCTGCGTGCTGCTGACCTGGCCTGGCAGGCAGTGTTCTGGCGGTACCGGAAGATCTCAGCCCCGATCATGGCCGATGCCTACATCCGCGCGTACCGGGCTGCTGGAGCCGGTGATGTGCCGATGAGCGTGATCTACGACCTGGCTGACAAGCATGCGGAGAAGATCGGGGACTACTTCCACAACACCTCTCGTGACGCGCTGGCCGAGGGCTTCAACACCCTGGTCAACCGCAGGGTGCCAGCCAAGGCTGCGGCGGATCGAATCCTGGATGCCTACGGACTGACCCCGCGCCAGATGCGTGGGTTCACCTCGAACAAGCAGCTCATGATGTCGGTGGAGTCGGTCTCTCCGCTGGACGTGAAGGCTCGCGCGCGGGCCTACATCGACCGCTCCTTCACCCAGCGAGTCCGGAAGCTGGCGAACCAGGAGGAGCACAACATCGACGAGCAGGCGAAGCAGTTCGCCTGGATGTGGATGCAGGACAAGGGGAAGATCTCCCCCAACGCTCAGAAGATGTGGGTCACCGCTCACGACGAGCGGGTCTGCCCGGTGTGCGGGCCTCTGCACGGTCAGAAAGTGGGGGTCAACGAACAGTTCCGGTCCCACGTCGGACAGTTCTGGACACCTGGCCTGCACCCGAACTGCCGGTGCGTGGTGCGGCTGATCGAGAACCGGTTCTCCAAGGTGCTGGTCCGCAAGGACGACTGGGACCCCAGGGAGCACCCGCGCGGGGGCGACCCGGAGAATCGTGGTCGGTTCTCTCGGGTGGCCGAGCGGCCTCAGGGAGACGTGATCAACATCGCGGAGCCTGATGTGATCGCGCCGGCTTCTCCGGTAGCTGACATCTTGGACAGCGTCCTGGCGGACATCCAGCTCCAGGCTGGAGCGTTGCGCCCGATCGCAGACATCGTGGCTCCTGCAGACATCACTGCACCGGTGGTTGACATCACTCTGCCGGTGGCGGACATCGACGTGGCTCCAGTAGCAGACATCGCAGACGCTCCGGTAGCAGACATCCTGGGGCTGCTGCGAACGACACCCGTGGCTCCGCAGGTCTCCGACATCACGGTGGTCCAGAAGCCCAAGAAGAGGTTTGTTCAGTACCAGCATGTTCGCGACTTGTCGCAGCCCTACTACGCAGTCGTGGAGGGTGCTGTTGGTTCCCACCAGTTCGACCAGACGACCTTCTCTGCTGACCGGGAGCAGGTGATTAACGATGCTGCGGACACCCGAGAGAACGTGATCAACGACATCATGCGAACACACGTCGTCGGCGGGGAGGTGAAGTACTCCGAGATGGTGGGCTCTTACGGTGTGCCTCTGCAGGCTCGGATACCTGCTGAGGAGTTCCGGAACATTCTGGAGGCTGCGGCACAGCACTACACGTCGGAACCGCCATACGACGCGATGATCGACGTGGACTACTACGACCCAGACGGCCAGGAGGGGGACGCTCCGATTGAGACCACTGGGCGGACGGTGCTGGACATCATTCACGCGGTGGGTGTCGACGCCGATCATCTAGAGGTCAGCGTGGTGATGTTGGACCAGGTGCACTCCGAGGACGTTGGTCGAGGAACTGCCCAGCGTGGTGAGCGTGTGGGACATCTATACGACCAGTACGACGTCACCGGAGATTACGTGGTGAACGACTGGCAGCCGGAGTACGAGGAAGGCACGGGGACCCCGAACGGGGTAGACATCTACTACATCCAGCCTCACGATCCAGCCACCGGCTGGATGGAGGAGCCCGCCGACTAGCGCGAGTGAGGACGATGGAGACATGAGCGACATCCACGAGCTGCTGGCCACGGACGAGACGTTCCGCGAGGTCGCTGATCTGCTGTTCGGTGGCGGAGGAGATGAGCTCATCTCCAAGATCAGCCCGACTCAGTCTGATCTGGCCACTCACGACAAGCGCAAGCGCATGACCACTGCGGGTCTGAGCGCTATCGGAGCCACGGCTGGTGCAGCTGGTCTGGGTCTGGCCGGCAAGGAGACCTACCACGGGATCAAGAACGCCCCGAAGGGCCTGTCGGCGACCGGAAAGCTCGTGCACGCGGCGAAGACCAAGAAGCTCGCCACTGCGCTGGTCCCGCTGGAGGTGGCAGGCCTGGGTGGTGAGCTGATGGCCACCAAGATCCTGCACGGAGACACCAAGAAGAAGATCCCGGTCTCCAAGGCCTCCGACCTGCTGCTGAACAACGCCAGCGAGATCCCCACCTCCAAGGGCAAGCTGACCCGGGCTGTGATCTCCAGCCCCAAGGTCCGGAAGAAGGGGGTGGAGTACACCAAGAAGGGCGCGGGTGTGCTGAAGCGAGTCCCGGACAAGCTGGTCACCCACCACAAGGTCGAGAAGGCCGACACCGAGATCGACGTGGTCTGGGAGGGCGACTTCGCCAAGGCCGACGCTGACAAGCAGCAGGTCTTCGGCTGGGCCAGCGTGGTAGAGGTGGACGGCCAGCCGGTGGTGGACCTGCAGGGCGACTACATCTCCACCGACGAGATGGAGAAGGCTGGCTACCAGTACGTGATGAAGTCCCGGAAGGGTGGCGACATGCACCTGAGGGACAACTGGGCTCCGATCCAGAAGTCGGAGATGATCGAGAGCTTCATCGTCACCCCCGAGAAGCGGGACGCGATGGGCCTGCCGGACTCGGTGCCGACCGGCTGGTGGGTCGGGTTCCAGGTCCAGGACCAGCAGGTCTGGAGCGACATCAAGGACGGGAAGCGGACCGGGTTCTCCATCCACGGTCACGGGAAGCGGAGCCCGGCATGAGCCTCTCAGCCTTCGGGATCGACCACGGTGGCATCTCCAAGGCCGAGGACCCGAACCGGAAGAAGCAGGTCGCTGTAGCTGCCGGCGGCACTGCTGCGGCGGGCGGAGTCGGACTGGCTGCGACCAAGATCCCTGAGCACTCCCACTACGACAAGAAGACCCGGAAGTACCTGCACTCGCTCCCCGCGGGCGAGCACGAAGTGCCGACCTCGATGCTGTCGACGCGACCCAGGAAGCTCGGTGCTCGGAAGCAGCAGGCTCCGTACGTGGCAGCGATGGCGCAGGAGCGTCCGCTGGAGTCCTTCCACGCCTCTCCGGTCCCGGTCACCCGATACAAGGGCAAGGGCCACCCCACCATCCAGCGGGACAACGCGCACACGGTGATGGCCAACGCGATGAAGGGCCGCACCACCAAGATCAAGATCGAGGATGCTCCTGGCTACCGCCCGAACCGGAGGACTGGCGAAGAGCTGGTCAGACGCGGGCAGATGCGGTATCAGCAGCGCCGGCTGAAGCTGCACACCAACCTCTCGGAGAAGGCGATCGAGGGGATCCGAGGGAAGTACACCGACAAGTCCCGAGCGGCCAACACGACCAAGCGCCCGCACGGGGTGGTAGAGGACACCCTGAAGTACAACCCGAAGAAGTACTCGGTGGCCCGAGCGGTGGGACGAGCCGGGAACCTCGCGGCAGTGGTGAAGAGGGATGATCGCCGGGGGCGAGACACAGCCGCCGGCGTCACCGGGGCGGCTGGGGTAGGAGCGCTGGCATCTACGCCGGTGCGGCGCTCAGCGGCCAAGGTGGATGTCTCCGGCGGCTCGATGAGCGCGTCTGACGCCAAGAAGGTCGTCTCTCCTGGATACCGCCCTGGGAACAAGCGCGCGATCCGGACGATGGCCGCGAACCTGGGTCACCTGGAGAACAAGCCCACCACGGTGGTCAGGTACAAGGGCGGACACGTGGTCCCCTTCGACGGGAACCACCGAGCCTCTGCTCGGGTCGCACGCGGGGACGCACGAGTCCCGGTGAACGTGGTCGAGGGCGGCGAGCGCCCTGCGGTCTCCGTGGCTCGGAACGCCTACCACGTCGCTCAGCAGAAGGTGCACCAGTCGCGGCTGGACCGGGACGTGTTCAAGCCCAACTCCAAGATCGGCCGGCACGCTGGTGAGACCAAGGCCTACTCTGCGATCGCCAACGCATCTCCGCTCCGGTCCGGGAAGCGAGTCGCGATCGGGTCCACCAAGCTAGGTTCGGGCCCGACCAAGGCAGTGTTGAGGACCAAGCAGGGTCTGGCGCTGGGTGCCAGTGCCGCGCTACTGGGTACCTCTGCTCACCTGCACAGGAAGAAGAGCTGATGAAGCCACTCATGAGCGACGCGGAGATGCGTCGTCGGCAGAAGCTGCAGGGCAAGATCGGCCGGACCACCTCCACGCTGGGCCTGTCCGGAGTGGCGCTGACCGGTGCTGCGATCGCGACCAAGAAGAAGCCAGGCGCGCTGAAGGCAGTCACCAAGGTCCCAGGACTCAGCCGAGTCAGCCATGGTGGTCTGAAGAACGCCGCCTTCCACACCTCGATCGCGGCTGGCGGCATCGGCGGTGTAGGAGGGTTCAACCAGGCAGCGATCTACTCGGCAGAGTCCAGGAAGCGCAAGGCAGCGACTGTGGTGAAGAAGGAGTTCGGCATGGAGATGGGCTACTACGGGGAGGAAGGCCGTCCCCTCACTCACCAGCAGATCGAGGCCGAGATCGAGAAGGCCTGGACGCCATCGGCCTCCAACTTCGACTCCGAGCGTAGCCGGCACCGACGTACTGGTGCCTATCAGGCCGGGGCCATGGCAGCTGCCGGTGCTGGTGGTGCGTACGCCGCCCGGCACGGGGTGAAGGCCGTACAGCAGGGCAAGAAGATCCAGTCGATCCCGGACTCGGCTCAGATCAAGACGGTCGAGGAGACGGTCAGGCCGAAGGCAGGCAAGGAGTTCACCCGGAACGTGAAGCGGGCCGGGAAGACGTTCCGGGCTCTCGACGCGGACGTGGTCGGGCGGACCCTGAAGCATGGGGGCAAGGCCGGGCTCGGGCTGGCGGCGGTCGGTGGCGCGGCTGCCACTCACTCCGCGATCAACCGAAAGAAGAGCGGTTCCTGGCAGTCGTACGCCAAGCGCGATGCCACATCAGCGTTCGGAGTCGATCACAGCGACAACCCGAATGGACAGCACCGTGAGACTGAGAACTAGAGGTAGATGAGATGCCACGACCGAAGAACAACCTGACTGACATGGAGATCGACGAGATCTCCACCGTCGACAAGGCCGCGAACCAGCACTCACGGTTCGTCATCGCGAAGCGGGCTCCCGAGGAGGAAGAGATGCCCAAGCTCTACAACCAGGAGGGCCAGCCCCTCGACGAGGACCAGCTGGAGTTCGGCGACATCGTGTACGACGACACAGGCGCTGCCTACGAGTACGTCGAGAACGAGGTCGAGGACGAAGCTGTCGAGAAGGAAGAGGACCAGCCAGTGCCCGAGCTCGCAGGAGTGGGCAAGTCGGCGTTCTTCGAGAAGCAGGCCAAGGCCGGCAGCTTCAGCGCATCGGTGATGGAGGAGCTCAGCAAGGCGTTCTCCGACAAGGACCGTGACGCGGTCATCGCCAAGGCGCTCGGTCGGGTCGAGGAGCTGGAGAAGGCTCAGGCCGAGTCCACGAAGATCGCCAAGGCCGAGCGCGACCTGCGCCTGACCCGTGAGTACATCTCCAAGGCGGCGGAGTACAACCTCCCGATCCCCGCCCAGGAGCTCGGCCCGGTGCTCTACCGGATGGCCGAGACCATGAGCTTCGAGGACTGCTCGGTGATCGCCAAGGCTCTGGAGACGGCGGGCGAGATCATCTTCGAGGAGAAGGGCTACACGGGCGGCGGCGACAACTCCGACGTGTACTCCCAGGTCGAGGCTCACGCCTACGAGGCCTTCGGCAAGGCCGAGAACTTCGACGCTGTCTCAGCCATCAACACGGTGTTCGACCAGAATCCGGACGCCTACGACGAGTACCTGCGCTCGCAGCAGGCCCGGTAGGAGGGGAAGTAGCTCATGGCCTACGAAGAGAGCCTACGGTCGATCACGCTGAACGCGGACTCGTCCCTGGGCATCTACACGGGAGTCCCGGGTCAGCCCGGTTCCCCTGATCCGCACGGAGGGCGTCAGTACCACTTCGTGAAGGTGACCGGGGTCCACCAGGTTGGTCTCGGTGACGGCACCGGCCCCTGCATCGGAGTGATGCAGAACAAGCCGCAGGGGACCGGGCAGGCGGCTACCGTCGCCATCGCCGGTGTCTCCAAGGTGGTTGCCGACGCACCGATCACTGCCGGGGCCAAGGTCCAGGTGAGTGCGGATGGCCAGGCCACCAGTGCTGGTGCCACCGCGGTCGTCGGAATCGCACTGTCCACTGCCGCCAACGCTGGAGAACTCGTCAACGTTCTCCTGACGATCTGAGAGGAGAGAAGCCATGCCGAACCCCACTCAGAGCGATCTCCACGTCAACGTGCCGCTGACCAACGTCAGCGTTGCGTACATGCAGGACAAGGCGCAGTTCATCGCGGACAAGGTCTTCCCGCGTGTGCCAGTGCAGAAGCAGAGCGATCTGTACTGGAAGTACTCCAAGTCCGACTGGCGCAGGACCGACGCGCAGAAGCGCGCCCCCGGCACCGAGACGGCTGGAGTCGGCTGGAAGGTCGACACGGGGCAGTACTTCTGCGAGGTCTGGGGTGTCCACAAGGACATCGACGACCAGGTCCGCGCGAACGCCGACTCGAACTGGAGGCTCGACTCTGACGCCACCACGTTCGTCACCAACCAGCTCCTGCTCCGGCGGGACCTGGACTGGAACGCCAAGTTCTTCACCACCGGCCAGTGGGGTACCGACCTCGCCGGCGTGACCGGGACGGTCGGCGCAGGGCAGTTCCTGCAGTGGAGCGACCCGGCCTCGGACCCGATCGTGCAGTTCTCCGACCTGCAGACGAACTTCGTGGAGCAGTCAGGCCGCAAGGCCAACACGCTGGTCCTCGGTGCTCGGACGATCACCCAGCTGAAGAACCACCCGGACATCATCGACCGCATCAAGTACACCCAGCGTGGTGTGGTGACCACCGACCTCCTCGCGTCGCTCTTCGACGTCGAGCGGATCCTGGTCAGCTACGCGACGGTGACCGGTGTGGCCGAGCTGAACGACGCCAAGGCGCAGGACGCTGCCGCGACGTACAGCTTCATGTCCAACTCCAAGTCGGCGCTGCTGGTCTACACCCCCAGCTCGCCGTCCCTGATGACCCCGGCCGGCGGCTACACCTTCACCTGGAACGGGTACCTGGCTGGCAACAGCTACGGGATCCGGATGAAGAACTTCCGGATGGAGCCGATCGCTGCGGACCGCATCGAGGGCGAGATGACCTACGACATGCGGGTGGTCGCCAAGGACATGGGCATCTTCCTGTCCAACGCGGTGGCGTAGTCAGATCTACTCTGAGACGGGCTGTGGGTTTCGGCCCGCGGCCCGTCTCTGGTTAGGAGTGCAGATGGCCATCCAGCTGCTGAAGAACGACGGGATCTCCTTCGTCGCGGCCAAGAACTTCACGTACGCCGGCGAGGAGTACGTGATGGGGCAGGAGTTCCCCCAGGAGAAGGCCAAGAACATCGAGACGCTCGTCCGCGCTCGGTTCGTGATCCCGGTCCTCGAAGAGGGCGCGCTGCGTCCTCGGCACTGGCACACCCATGTCCGCACCCGCGAGGAGGCGGAGGAGTACCTGAACCGGGACCGGGTGCAGCTGGTCTGGCCTGCGGAGCCGGACACCCAGGTAGACCTGGAGGTGCTCACCAACCCCGAGCTCACTCCTGAGCCGGAGGGAGATGGCGAGGATGCCCTGGCTCCTGCTGAAGATTCTGTGGAAGAGCCTCCTGCTGACCCTGAGCCGCCGGAGAGCCTCGAAGAGACCTACGACCCGGCTGAGCACAACGTAGACGCGGTCCTGGAGTACCTGGACGAGCATCCTGAGCAGCGGGACGCGGTCCTGGCGATGGAACGCGCAGGACGCGGTCGCAAGGGGCTCCTGGGAGACGATGAGTGATGGAGAGCGCATTCGGCGTTGACCACGGCTCCGAGGAGATCTCGAAGCTGGGACTGAAGCCGCCTGGCATGGGCACGCTGAAGCCGATGGTCCAAGGGATGCAGAGCGCGTTCAAGATGGGCGCTCAGGGCGTGCACGGCCCAGCAGCTTCGGTTGGTGCTGGGCGCGCGATGGGCGCTGGTGCGATGACCCGCAAGGTCGGCCAGTTCGGGATGAAGAACAAGAAGCCGCTGGCCATCGGCGCAGGAGCAGCTGGCGCTGGTGCTGCTGGAGGCATGCTCACGAGCCGTAGGCGGTTCTGATGCAGAGCGCGTGGGGGATCGAGCACGGGGACGCGGTCTCCAAGATGCGCCTGCCCCGTCGACTGGTGGGTCCGAAGCCACCCCCTCCGGGGGCCCAGCGAGCTCCGTCTCGGGCCACTCAGATCAAGGGCAAGCTGAACCGCCTGGGAGAGAAGGACATCTCCGTCAAGGAGCTGGGCGCGAGCGCGGGACGTGGCGTGGGCAACGTCGGTAGGTTCATGCAGAACCGTCCCGGTCTCACCGGTACTGCACTGGTGGGAGGAGGCGGCGCGGCGGGCTACAAGCTCGTGAACGACAGGTCCAGGAAGAAGACGCGCTGATGACCGGTACCTACACCTATGACGTGCCAGGAGCCTCTGAGGTAGACACCCAGCGATTCCTGATCCAGGACACTGGCCCCGGTGCTCACCAGTCCGGTGACTGGATGATCTCCAACGAGGAGATCCAGTGGGCCTACGACACCTGGTACCCGCTCTACCACTCCGAGTACTACGTGGCCTCGATCCTGGCCGACACCATCGCTGCCAGGTTCGCCAACGAGGCGTCCTACTCCGCTGATGGCGTGAGCGTGAACCTGGGCCCGGTCGGAGACCAGTACCGAGCCCTCGCGGAGAAGCTGCGGGAGCAGTACAAGGCCGCGAACGTGGGCACTCTGGTGGATGCCGGCGGGATCAGCCCCAACGAGCCCCTGGAGCCTGACACCAAGCCGTTCGCCTTCGGCAAGGGCATGCACGACAACCTGGAGGCCGGCGCTCAGGACTACGGCGGGGTCTACCCGCCTGATGTCCCGATCACCGGGAACATGAACGTGCCGGACTACGAGAAGATCGTCGAGCCGTGACGACCAATCCGATCTCCGATCACGCGATCGCCTACGTGCGCGGGCAGGCCACAGCGGTGATGACCACCACCTGCCAGATCTTCAGTCGTGAGGTCCCAGAGGCCTACGACGAGGAGACCCTGGTCTACACCGCGGCGGGTCTGGCGCAGATGGTCTACGAGGGCGTCTGTCGGATCTGGGAGGTGGCCAACTCGTCCTCGGTGATAGTCGGCGACACCGACGTGTACCAGCAGACCACCAACCTCTCGATCCCCTGGGACACCACTGCGGTGATCAAGCGCTACGACGAGGTGATCATCGTCGACGAGCCCAACGACCCACAGATGGCCGGCAGGCGTTACGAGATCCAGACGGTGGCCAAGGCTGGTGCGATGCGCGCGACCCGGCGCTTCGAGGTCACCGGGATCATGTGATGGGGGCAGTCGGACAGGCTGACATCTCCAAGCTGGCGGACGCACTCCGGCAGACCGCAGACGACTCCCAGATCACCACTCAGCAGGTACTGGTCCAGAGCGCCAACCAGATCCTGGCGGAGATGGAGGCGCTGGTTCCGGTCGACACCGGCAGGCTGCGCACTTCATTGCAGATCCGGGTGGACACAGACCGGGTCATCATCGGACCCAACGAGAACATCGCTCCGTACGGCGGCTACGTCGAGTTCGGCACCAAGCCCCACACGATCGTCCCGAAGAAGCCGGGTGGCGTCCTGGTGTTCAAGATGAACGGCCAGACCGTCTACACCAAGAAGGTCCGGCACCCGGGCACCAAGGCTCAGCCGTACGTCCGCCCTGCGTTTGAGGCATGGGTGGACTCCCTTGGGACGATGGCAGCAGAGGCCAACATCAAGGTGCTGAAGGACGGTGCGAGGTAGTGCCAAGCTCCATCTCACGAGGACCGATCACCACTCGGCTGCTGGGCGAACTGGCGACCGAGGGGTTCCCTGTGGGCGACAACGCCTCACCGACTGCCCCGTTCGGGTGGCAGGGAGAGCCGAACGAGCCCGGGACCACCTTCACCCCGTGGCTCTCCCTGTCCCCTGGCGCAGCCACCCTCCAGAGCCCCGGAGGGGCGATGGGGGACAGCCAGTCCGAGTGGCGTCTGTCCTACTCGGTGGTCTACGCCGGCATCTCCAGGAAGCAGACGGAGGCGCTGGCTGACCGGATGAGGATGAACCTGACGAACATCGCCAGGGAGAACGTGGACTCCGACACAGGTCCATGGAGGATCCAGAAGATCACGTGCACCACGATCGGCAACACCAACCGGATCGGGTCTGCCTATCCGGACTACTTCACACAAGCAGACTCGTTCGAGGTCTGGGTCACGAAGGGATAGCACATGCCACGAGCTCAGCAGATCAAGATCACCAAGGACGGCGAAGAGGGCTTCGTCCTCCGCGAGTCGGTCAAGGCGTGGGAGCGCAACGGCTGGACGGTTGCGGATGATGAGAGTAGTGAGACAGAAGCTGCCAAGGTCACCGAGAAGCCAGCGGAGACCCAGGCTGCAGCGAAGAAGACGACCACGAGGAAGGCTGACTGATGGCCCGGATCATCCCGAATGAGAACACCTGGATCGGGTTCTCCACTGCCACGATCAGTGACATCGAGGCCCCGACCGCTGCACAGGTTGCAGCTGCGATCGACCTGACCGGCTACTGCATCAGCCTCAACGCCTCCGCGCGCGGCAACACGGTGCCGACCCCTGCGTTCGACAGTCTCTTCGAGACCAGCACTGCTGGTACCTCGGCAGCGACCTTCGACGCGGACTTCTACCGAGACGACGAGGAAGACACGGCCTGGGAGACTCTCCCGCGCGGTACCCGTGGCTTCTTCATCATCGCCCGGTTCGGTGGCAAGGGCCCAGCCAACCTCCCTGAGGCGACCGACGAGGTCGAGGTCTGGCCGGTGATGGTGACGTCGCGGACGATGGCGAACATGAGCTCCAACACGGTGCTCACCTTCACCGCGTCCTGCTCGGTGAACATCGAGCCCGCCGAGGCCGCGATCGTCGCAGCGTAGGTCCTGGCGGAGGGATAGCATCAGATCGACTACATCCCTCCGCCCAGGAAGCGACCGATGCCTACACCTCCAGCAGCCAAGACCGTCGAAGCCCGTCAGAAGCAGTCGACCGCGTCCAAGCGCGCCACCCTCGACCAGCTGGTCAACAAGCCTCGTTCGGTCACCGAGTTCTCGCTGTACCTCAGCGATGGCAACGGTGGCACGAACGAGGTGACCCTGAAGTACCAGGCGATCGGGATGCGGGCCTACGACCGCCTGGTCGCGAAGCATCCGCCGAAGCCGGAGCAGCGTGCAGAGGGCTCCAGCTTCGACATCGACTCGTTCGCGCCGGCGCTGATCGCGGCCTGCTCGGTAGAGCCTGAGCTGTCCCCGGCCGAGGCCAAGCAGATCTGGGAGTCCGACGACTGGTCTCGCGGCGACGTGATGGTGCTGTTCCGGAACGCTGTGGAGCTCAACAACCGGGGGCTCGACATCCCTTTCAGCGTGAGCGGCTGAGGAAGGATCGCAACTTCTACCTAGAGATGTCCTACTGCTTCGAGCACGGGATCCCGCACTCGAAGTGGCTGAAGTGGGATGCCGAGGACCGAGCGAAGACCATCGCCTACGCGATGGAGTCCTCGGCACGTTGTCAGATGTGCGGGACCGCACCGTGGGAGTGGGAGGAGAACAAGTTCGCGTTCACAGCCGTCGATGAGTTCTGTCAGGGCTGCTATCAGAAGTCCGTGTTCGGGGACACACAGGGCTCGTCACTCCCGGGGACCAATGTCAAACTGATCCCGACCACTCCACAGCTGACCGCCCAGATGGCTGTGAAGGCCAAGAAGCGACACTCGCTGAAGATGGAGTAGGACGTGACGGCTCAGCCGGTTGAAGCCAACGTCGTACTGACGAGCGACAACTCTCAGTACGACCGGGCGATGACCACATCGGCTGGGAACACCGACAACCTGTCGATGTCGGTCGACAACCTCGGCCGCAAGATCAACAACCTCGCCAAGACCGCCGGCAAGACGCTGATCGGGATCAGCGCTGCCGACGTGGCCACGATCACGGGTGCCACTGCGGCCTGGTCCAGCTACGAGAAGCAGGTGTCTCGGCTGCAGGCGCAGTCGGCGATCCTGACTCGTACCAACGCCCAGCAGACCCTGGTGATGAAGGACTACACCGCGGCGGTCAAGGGGCTGCGGACCGAGTACGGGACTACCACCAGCGAGGCCTCGAAGCTGGTGGAGACCCTGTCCAAGGTCACCAGCATGCGGCAGACCCGGGACCTGCAGGACCTGAGCAAGGTCTTCGTGGACATGTCCCACGCCACCGGTGAGAGCTCCGATGGCCTGGCCTCCTCGCTGACCAACCTGCAGCGGGTGATGGGCACCCCGATCAACTCCAAGAACACTCGGCAGTACGCCGACCAGTTCACCTACCTGGCTGCCCAGACCAACACCTCGGCCCAGGGTCTGATCGACTTCACCTCCCAGCTGGCTCCGGCCGGGCGGCAGATCGGGATCACCTCGAACCAGATGGCCGGGTTCGCCACCGCCTTCGCCAAGGCTGGCCAGGACAGCGGACCCGCAGCCACCGTCTTCACCAAGATCACCACCGACATCGCGCACTCGATGCAGACCGGGTCTCCGGAGATCGCGCACTACGCCAACATGCTGGGGGTCACCCAGAAGGCGTTCAAGGCGATGTCGGGTGGCGAGCAGGTCGTCGCGATCCTGCAGAACCTGCAGGACCGGGGCAAGGGCGCTGCTACCGAGCTGAGTCGGCTGGGTCTGGACGGACCTCGTTCGATCCGAGCGATCCAGGCAGTGCTGCAGCAGGGTGGTCTCGCGGAGTCGATGCAGCTGGCGACGAGTGGCGGGTCCAAGGGCGCTGCTGCTGAGGGTGCTGCTGCCTCCACCAAGGGTCTGTCCGACGAGGTCAACAGGCTGACCCAGAACTTCCAGCAGCTGGCCGAGACCATGGGTGGCTACTTCGGGCCGGTCATGGAGAAGTTCCTCCAAGGCATGAACAAGGCCCTGGAGGTGGTCAACAAGATCGCTGAGGGCCCGATGGGCAAGTTCGTGGCCCTGGTCATGACCGTGGTAGCTCCGCTGGCCAGTGGAGCCGGGATGCTGCTGCTCTTCGCCGGTGCGCTGATGAAGGTGGCTACGGCCTTCGCGGCGTTCCGTTCCAGCGCGGCGTACGGCATCCGCGAGGGCTTCGCGGGTGGTGGACCACTGGGCTCAGGAGCTGCGGGCCTGCGCGGGCAGCAGCTGGAGCAGGCTGGCACCTGGTTCCAGCGGGCCCAGTATCGCGGTGGTCAGACTGCTGGCAGCCTGGCTTCCAGTGCGTTGGGTGCTGCTCGTGGGGGATGGCAGACCGCGCGAGGCTGGGCTGACCCGAACTACACCCCGGGACCGCCGCGGAGCGCGCTGTCCTACATGGCTGGCGGACTGGGTCGTGGGATCGACATGTTCCTGACCCCGACCTTCGACCAGATGCGGTACGCCGACCCGACCAAGCGCGAGCGCAGCCGGTTCTGGCAGCGGACCCAGATGGGACAGAGCGCGGCTGTCTCCGACGCCGCGGCCACCGCTGACGCGGCCAGGGAGCGAGCGCGCACTGCTGGCGCGGTCTACCAGTCGATGCTGGGCTCGCAGGGCGCGAGCGCTGATCAGACCGAGCAGGCTCGGCGGGACATGCACCGGGCCAACCAGGAGGCGCTGTCGACCACGCGAGCCTCGGTCGCTGCTCAGAAGGACCAGATCGCGACGGTTCAGCGGCTGAACCAGGAGACCGGCAACACCACCACCGGGTTCCGCCGGCTCGCCCAGTCCGCTGGCGGGTTCGCGGCTGGTGCCGGCGGCGGAGTCCTGGGAGCTGGCCGGGCGGGGCTCAGCGCCCTGGCGCGTTCCCCGATCGCTGGGAACATCGCGTTCGGGCTGGGTGGGGCGGCACTAGGGGCTGCTGGCGTCCAGTCGCAGGCGCTGATGTTCGGTGCGATGGGCGGGATGATGGGCGGGGCTCCGGGTGCTGTCGCCGGTGGCGTGATCGGGGCGGCTCTGGACGCTCGGCAGCGGACCCAGAACTTCAACCAGATCGTGGCTGCTCGGCAGCAGGCACTGAGGGAGGGTCTACCGTCCGGGATCCTCTCCGCGAACCAGGCTGCGACGTCGGAGTTCCAGCCGTACCAGCAGTACCAGCAGGAGAGCATCTGGGGTCGGCTCACTCATCCGGGGTCGATCGTCGGGAACGTCGGACGAGGGTTGGGCTCCGCCTGGCAGTTCGCCAGTGGCGGCGGCGACGCCTACAAGACCAGGCAGGACCAGGCCGACGCGGCCAAGACGCAGTCCACAGCCCTGATCGGCGCGTTGACCGACGTCTCGCGGCGGCAGGGCGTGTCGCTGAAGGGCATCGACCCCACCACCCAGTCCGGCATGGCCAAACTGGACGAGGTCACCAACAAGCTCGCTCCGACCATGGAGAAGCTGGGGATCACCACCGACGACATCGTCAAGGCCTACCAGGGTCGAGGCACCTCGGGTGGAGCGCAGACCTGGAAGACCATGATGGGGAACCTGGTCAGCCCGGACCAGGCACTGGGGTACATCAGCGCAGCAGGGGGCACGGCTGCTGGCGCGGCGATGGCAGACTCCGCGTCGGCTCGTCGGTCGATCCGGCTCCAGGAGGACGTCGGGGCCTTCTACAACGCCACCAGCGACATCTTCAGCAAGCTGCACAAGCAGGGGCTGACCGACCAGCAGATCATGGCCTCGACCGAGAAGGCGCAGGCCCGGATCGGAGACGAGAACAGCCGCTCCTACGAGCTGCAGATGGCGGTCTCCCAGAAGGCCCAGCAGAACATCCAGATGCAGATGCCGCTGATGACCCGGGCCCAGCAGTTCCAGGCCACCATCGGTCAGATGAACGCGCTGAGTGGGATCACTCCGCGCACCCAGGAGCAGGCTGCCCAGCTGGAGCAGCAGAAGACGGCCACCGCCCAGGGGTTCGTCGACCAGGCGTCCTACTTCAAGCAGCTGCTGCTGATGCAGGACCAGTACGAGATCCAGCGAACCCGGGCCCAGCAGGACTACAGCCTGCAGCGCTCCTACCAGGAGCACGACTACCAGCTCCAGCGCTCCCGGCAGGAGTACCAGTTTCACCTCTCCCAGAACCGAGCCACAGCGGACTACTACCGGAGCGTGCGTCGGGCGCAGTACGACTTCAACCTGCAGCGCAGCCGGAGCGAGGCCGACTACCAGCACTCGGTGTCGGTCCAGGCCAAGCAGATGGCGCAGAGCGTCTACGACATCTACTCCAGGGTGCAGGTACAGCGGACCAGTTCGGCCTCACAGATCCTGAGCAACGCTGCTGACCAGCTCCAGCGGATGCGCCAGCAGGAGTCGGACCTGCAGCGACTCCGGGCCATGGGTGCCTCGGACTCCATGATCCAGCAGATGAAGTTCACCGACCCCCAGAACCAGCAGCAGCTGGCTCGGTTCCTGACCGAGGCCACTCCGCGGGTGATCAGGCAGTTCAACCAGGTGGCCGGGTCTCTGCGAGAGGGTGCGGCCAAGGCACTGGCGACTGACCCGTCCTCGCTGGACTGGCAGGAGCAGCAGCGCTCGCATCGGCTCCAGATGCAGCGGTCTCGGCAGGACTTCCAGCGCCAGCTGGAGCTCGGTCACGAGGACTTCGCGCGCTCGCTGAGCCGGCAGCGCAAGGACTTCAACCTGATGATGGACCAGCAGGCCACCGACTTCAGCACCCAGATGGGACGCCAGGCGGACGCCTACCAGCTGTCCATGCAGCGCTCAGCTCAGGACCTGGCCAACGTCGGCAAGGAGATCGACGGGAACTTCGAGAGCACCTTGGTCCAGGCCACGAAGCGGCTGTCTGGACACGCGCAGGCGCAGGCCGCGGCAGTGCTGAAGTCCTTCACGACCCTGAAGTCCTCCACCAGCGCCCAGGCAGTGGCCACCATGAAGGACCTGGCCTCGATCTTCGGGTTCAAGTACCAGGCTCCGGCTGGCATCAACACCACTCCGGTCTCGACTCCCCGGGGTACCCAGGACATGTCGTTGCACGGCACGGGTGGCCACGTCGTGGGTGGCAACGCCGAAGGTGGGATCGTCCCCGGCTGGTCCCCAGGCCGTGACGACAAGATGGTCCCGCTCTCCGGTGGCGAGGCGATCATGCGTCCGGAGTGGGCTCGCGCGATGGGTGGAGCGGCGATCGACGCGATGAACCACGCTGCCAAGCACGGCGGACTCGCGGCCGGCGGGATCTACCGGCCGATCAAGGAGCCGGTGTCGCGTGGTCTGCACGACCAGTTCACCGGGTACAGCGCAGTCGACTTCGCAGCTCCGGTGGGCATGCCGGTCTACGCAGTGGCTGGTGGCCGGATCTCTCGGTCCTACGACATCCCTGGTCCGCTGCCCAGTGACAGCTACCACGACCCCAAGTACGGCCCGTACGGCTCCTACGGGCGGGTGATGTACCTGAAGACCGACATGGGTCCTGAGGTGCTGTACGCGCACCTGTCCAAGCGCGGTTTCGGCCAGGGAGCCATGGTGAGCGCCGGCCAGCCGATCGGGCTCTCGGGCTCAGCTGGTAACTCCTCCGGCCCGCACCTGCACTTCGGTGACAACGACGGGAACCCGTACGAGTTCATCACCGGTGCTGGTCGCGGGGCTGGCACCATCAACGGCTTCGTGGGCGGTCAGGTAGCGAGCACTCGGGCCCAGCTGAGGAAGGTCTTCAAGAGGCTCTATCCTGACGCTGAGAGGGCGGCGTGGGACATGCAGGGCGTGCACCCGCTGAACCCTGGCGACATCTCCTCGGTGATCAACCAGATGGGCCGCGACGTCGTGCGGAGGATCCGCCAGGACTCCACCGACACTGCAGGTGTCGGGGCGACCAACCTGGGCCGCGCTCCATCCGGGAACCTGTCCAACGAGGCGATCGTGCACACCGCGGCGAACCGGATGGGTTGGGGCAAGGAGTGGAGCGCGCTGCGTCAGATCGTGATGCACGAGTCCGGGTTCAACAACACCGCCCAGAACCCGAACAGCACGGCGTACGGGATGTTCCAGTTCCTGGACTCGACCTGGGGCAACTACGGAGGTCACAAGACCTCTGACCCGTGGCTGCAGGCCAAGTACGGGATGAACTACATCAGGGACCGGTACAACGACCCGAACGGGGCCTGGAACTTCTGGCAGTCCCACAACTGGTACGGCGACGGCTCGGTGTTCACCAGCCCGAACATGATCGGGGTCGGGGAGAAGGGCCCCGAGGCGGTGATCCCTCTCAACGACCGAGGCGGGGAGTTCCTGACCAAGGCGATGATGGGTGTGGACGCGCGTCGGATCGGGATGAGCAGCACTCCGGTGGGTGGCGGGCTGCATGTCTTCAACACCCGGATCGACAAGTCCACCAACTTCACCGGCCCGATCACGGTCCAGGCCAACGACCCCAACGAGCTGCTGAACAAGCTGCAGGCTCGCCAGCGGGTGATGGCCCTGAGCCGGCCATCCCTGACAGGATCAGCTGCATGACATCGACGACAGGTCTGGACTACCTGGCTGTCGAGGTCAGCTACGGAACCCGTTGGGTGAACATCAACAACGGGGAGACCTACAAGATCGCTGCTGACACCACTCGGGACTCCACGGCGAAGACCTGGCGGAAGGTGGTCGCGGAGTCGCCGATCCTGGGTGGCAACTACCTGATCCACGCGGTCCCGGAGATGGTCCAGGAGCAGATCGGGGTGTGGGTGTACGGGACCACCCAGACAGAGGTGAACGACAACCTGTTCGGGCTGACCGACCTGTTCGAGCAGTACGACTTCCGGATCAGGTGGACCTTCGACGAGTACCGGGAGTACTGGCGCTGCCAGCTGGCCGACGCCACGATGAGCCGGGGCCAAGTCTGGACTCATTCAACTATGGCCAGAGTGGAGTTCGCGGTGCCTCGGTACCCCGACATCACCACGGAGCAGATCTGATGTCCGGCCGGCTCACGGTGTGGGGAGCCAGCCAGCTCCTCACCACCTACTTCACGATGGCCACCACCCCGCCACCCTCGTTCTGGCTGGCCCTGGTCCGGACTACTCCACCGGATCCGTACATGTCCGGGAGCGAGCTGGACGAGCCGGACAGCGATGACTACTCCCGGATCGAGATCCCCAACGACCTGGCGAACTGGGCCAACGACTCCCAGCCCCAGGAGATCTACAACGTGCTGTCGGCGCAGTACGTCACTGCCACCGCGGACTGGGGACAGATCGGGTACTGGGCGCTCTGCAACGCTCCGGTGGACGGCTACAACTTCATCGTGGGCTATCTGGACAACCCGCTGCTGGTCTCGACCGGAGACCAGGTGGAGATCTCGGAGGGTGATCTGAGCGTGTCCCTGGGGCCGTTCTTCCTCGCTGAGGAGGCCTGATGGCCACTCTCCCCATGGTGCCTGGGAAGACCGAGGCTCAGCTCACCGCACGGGCGCGAGGTCAGCGGATCCCGCCGGCGCTGCTGAACGTGCCGGGTGGGCTGTACCCACTGATGAGCGCGGCGTACGAGGTCGACGAGTACCGGATCATGTCTGGTTGGCCAGTCCCGGTTCCGGAGTGCGACATCCGGATCGACTGCCTGGTCTCGGCTGAGGGCGATCTCCTGAGCAACCGGGATGCACCCACTGCCCTGGTCACCACTGCGGACATGCGCTGGGTGGCTGACGACTCCTTCTACGACCAGACAGCGTTTCTGTGGGCTCCGATCCAGGGCAGCTCCTCGCCCTGGCAGACCTCGGTCTCCGCTGCCCCCACTCTGGTCACCGACTACGAGTACACGGTCGGGGACGAGCGGTTCACCTCGATGACCGCCCTGAACTTTGACTCCAACACCGGCGACTACATGTGGAACAACCTCGACCTGTACATGGGTGGGGTGACCGGTTACACCGTGCTGATGGTGCTGAGTCCGAACTCGATCTACGGCAACGACGACACGGTCGACAACAACGCGCTCTGGGGTCCGGACTCGGTCAGCGGGGCCTGGACGATGTTCACGGTCAAGGACCAGGCGATCTGGATGCGGACCGAGGAGCAGCCGGACCAGATGGGAGTGGCGATCGGGAACGGACTGGCCAGCACCGCGCTGACCTACGTGGCACTGGTGGTAGGTAGGCCCCAGACGACCCTGTACGCCGCCTCAGGGCCCTCCAAGGTGCTGCACAAGGCTCTGGCCGCCGGAGCGGCTCCTGAGCCCCTGAGCACCCGTTTCTGGCTGGGGAACGGCCCCTTCCTCGACTCGGCCACCATGGACATGGCGTTGCTGGACCTGGGCATCTACGGCAGGCCGCTGAGCCAGGCCGAGGTGGTCTCCGAGATCACCTCTCTGAGCACCGTCTACGGAGGCGACAGTTGAAGTCCCTGACCGCGTACCCCTCCGAGCAGCAGCCGATGGGCTTCTTCCGGATCTTCGCCACGCCTCCCGGTGGGTACCAGCGCGAGATCACCCTGTTCCGGGACGCCCCGACCAAGATCGGCACGGTCTCCACCCAGGACCCGTTCACCGAGGTGACTGCCCAGCTGTCCTTCCCACAGATCACGGTCTTCGACACCCCGGGCGAGGGCGACCTGGACTGGCTGGTCCCGAACAGCGACATCGACATCGTCTGGCAGAACGTGGGTGGCTACGACTTCCAGTGGCGCTGGGAGGGCTACATCGCGGCGTACAGCTTCTCGCTGACCGGTACCGAGTCCTCGTTCAACATGGACCTGAAGGGAGCCTTCTACGGTCTGGACGACTACCTGGCCATTCCGTCCTTCCCGAAGCAGCCGATCCCCTACGAGATCCTGATGGCTCAGGCCTTCGACCAGGACGAGCACCCCGCGCACCTGGGGAAGTTCCGGATCCTGTTCCCCGAGGACTGGGACCTGACTGTTCCTCCGTTTAACGACCCGAACTACCTGGTGGCGCTGAAGCCCTGGGGAGTGGCCACCGGACAGCGCTGGACCGGGTTCACCTCCAGGTCCACCGGGAGCTGGGAGCCGCTGCTGACCGGTCACGTCCAGTCCCTGCTCACCGTGATGTTCGCGGAGGGTGGGTCGCAGTGGAGCATCCGGAACCGGGGGCAGCGCCGGCCCGAGCTGTTCCTGCGTCGGATCCCGGACAGCCAGGACGACTCGATCATCGAGATCACCCTGGGTGCGCCGGGGGTCCAGCTGGACGGGAGCCGTGACTACACCCAACGAGCCGGCGTGATCTACGGAACCGGTACCGACGAGGCTGGGATCGCGTTCTCCAACATCCAGGTCACTCCAGACGGGAAGACCACCTACTTCGAGCCGTTCGCCTACAACTCGCGGATGTACCCGAGGAAGAACAACCCGAGCTACGACCCGAGGGTGAAGCCCAAGGAGACCCTGCTCCGGTTCCAGGATGGAGTGGATGAGCTCAGTGCCCTGAAGATCGCGCAGGGCCAGTATCAACGGTTCGCCGAGCCTGGGATCACCGGCTCGATCACGCTGACCTCGGACCCGCGCACCTCAGCTGGTGCGCTGATGCCCCGGCTGATGATCCGGGGTGGTCAGACGATCCGGCTGAACGGGCTGCTGGGAGTCAAGGAGGGGGTGCTGGCTCACGTCACCCAGGTGAACGCGGACTTCGACACTCTGAGTGTGCAGCTGACCTACGACACCAAGTACCGCGACCAGCTGACTGTGGAGGAGGTGAAGGCCAGGACCCGGGACGCACTGACCCCGATGCGCGCGCTGCAGGTGGGGAAGTACTCCAACACGATCCAGGATCTGGTGCTGCCGTGGTCCTACAAGGCGGGGTCCGGGATCATCCCCACCGGGGCCAAGGAGTTCTTCGTCGAGAAGCTGCCCAGCACAGCCACCTTCCCGTACGAGGACTGGACCACGAAGTGGCCGCCGTCGAACCCCAAGTCGAAGCCGTACTACATCGAGCTCACCAAGACCGACCGGGCCAACTCCCTGAACAACTGGAGCTCCATGAAGCGGGATGGGATCGCCCTGGCTGCGATCCCGATCCGGATGTCCCAGGCGGGCAACATCCGGTCCACCCAGATCGCGGCGTACGACAAGAACGGCCACGTGCTCCCGGTGAAGTTCCACGTCAGCGTGTACTCCAACTCGGGCGTGGACGCGAAGGCGATGCCCCGGTTCCCGGTCATCCGGACCGACCCGTTGTTCCCGGACTATCTGCCGGCGCGCAGGGTGGACGGCTCGGTGATCCCGACTACCTACCAGGCGAACCTGACCCCGGCGATGACCCATCCCTTCTACAAGGGCGGGTGGGAGAGCATCCAGCCGAACGGCACTCACTTCCCCTGGGGTCCCGATGTCCAGCTGACCGCGCAAGGAGCCGATCTGCTGGTCGGGTGGGGAAACTACTACGAGCCTGCCGGCTACTCCCCGGGCCGGTTCTCCAAGGGCGCATCCCGGACCGGACTGCTGGATGACGATGCGTCCTGGAGCTGGGACCTGAGCTCGCTGCTGAACCTGGACAAGCCCAAGGACCCCAAGCTCGGGAACCAGAACGAGGAGTACTCGGGGATGCTCTTCGTCATGATCTACTGCGACGATCAGGACGATCAGTCTGTGTACTTCATGGGCCGCTTCATAAGGCAGGAGCCTGGTCAGTCATGAGCGACGGCAGCATCACCGATGAGCAGGCCCACCTGTGGCTGCAGGACATCGCGAACAAGGGCTACGTGAGCCTGCACTACGACAGCCCGGCGCTGGGTGGTGAGGACCGTGCAGAGATCGCTGGTGGTGGGTACCAGCGGGTCAAGATGAGCTTCTCCCAGCCCAACAACCGGGCGATCTGGTCCCTGGTCGACGCCAGGTACACCGGGCTGCAGCAGACCAAGCTGGTCTACTTCGGGATCTGGGACTCCCTGACCCAGGGGATGCTGCGCTCCTACGGTGAGCTCCCGGTGCCGGCGGTGGTGCTGAACGGGAAGGGCTACGTCCTGCACGCTGGCCTGATCGCCATCTCCTTCGGCTGAGGTTTATGAACTTTAGGTCGGTTTACGAGAATCCTGTAAACCCCTAGAACGCAAAAAAGGGCCGTTGAGGGCCCTGCCTCCACCCGTAGGCAGAGACAGGGCCCGCTAGGCCATGGAGACTCGCTGACGCATTAGCTATCTCCGTTCCCCTCAACCGCCCGCAGGGATGCGCCGTGCAGCGGTGTGGTTGGGGTGGATCAGGCGACCATCTTGTCGCGTACAGGACAGGGCGGCATGCGCTTCGACTCGTCGCGCAGCATGGGCCAGTTCCAGTGCTTCATGTCAGTCCTGTTGTACAAGGGGTGGCCCTCGTACTTCGGGTTCTGAGTAACCCAGAGCGGTGTGATCCACACTCTGGGTGCACCGATGAATGCTCTGCGCCACGCTCGTTCTGGCTGAGCCTCTGATCCGAGGGCCAGGGGCCTAGAAGCTTCAAACCGCTGCGCGCGGTGGAGCCTGTGATTCCACTGGCCCGCTGCCTCTCTGAGGTCGATGGTCTGGATCCCCTTGTGCAGGTTGCAGGCCATGCAGAGAGGCTGGAGGTTCTCGATGACGGTGAGGCCACCGAACTTCTCCGGGAGTACGTGGTCGAAGGACAGTGTGTCCGGGCGAACCCTGCTGTCCGGGTACCTGTGCATCGGTCTCCCGCAGCACAGGCAGTTCCAGCCGTGTAGCTCTATCACCGCCATCTTCATCTCGGCGGGTATCGGTGTGATGCTCATGTGCTTCCCTTCGGTTATGGGTATGTGAGAGACCCCCGCCTCCCCTAGATCACAGGGGGGAGGCGGGGGTCGGTTGTCCCGGACCCCAGGCCCTACCCGAGGGCAGGACCGGGGCCCGGGGGTCTAGATACCTAGCTGCTTGTCCTCAGCCAGGCGTCGCTCTTCGTCCTCCGCGCGGTGTGTCTCGCAGAGGGTCTTCAGCCATTGGCGTGTGGCCTTGCACTCACCCGGTTCTCCACACACCTCGCAGAGATGGAAGGACGCCTCCTCTGCCAGCGAGATCAGCTGGTGGAAGGAGTCGTAGGCTCCCGTCTCACCAGAGGTCTGGGCGTAGTACCGCAGCCCACCGAACTTCTCCTTGACCTGCTGGAGCTCGAACTCCGGGTCGATCTTGTTGAGATTCTCCTCCAGAGTCCGGATCAGCTCGTGCCAACCCTCACCGACGT